AGGCGCCGCCTGTCGTCAGTCCGGCAAGTCGACGGTCACGGCGCTGTTCGTGGCATGGTGCCTGATCTTCATCCCCGGCTTCCAATGCCTCGTCGCCTCTCGCTCGCTGCGTCAGGCCAGCCACTACATCAGCTCGGTGCGCAACGCGGTGCTGGCGATGATCCCGCGCGAGGCGATGATCCAGCTCAACCGGCTGAGCATGGAGCTGCCGAACGGGTCGATGATCATCTCCATCCCTTGCGCCCAGCCTGACGCTGGCCGGGGCTTCTCGCCGAACCTCGTGCTGCTGGATGAGGCGGCCTTCGCGCCGGAGCCGCTGTTCCGCGCCATCTCGCCCTCGCTCGCGGCCACCGGCGGCGCGCTGCACATGATCAGCTCGCCGAACGGTCGTCAGGGATATTTCTTCGACGCCTTCGAGGGCTCGGCCAAGGACGTCTATGCGACGCAGCGGATCAAGTGGACCAGCTGCCCCCGGATCTCGCCGGAGTTCATCGAGGCCGAGAAGATCGCGCTGGGCGACCTGTACTTCCGGCAGGAATACGACGCCGAGTTCGTCAGCCCGCTGGGCGCGTTCTTCGGCTTCAACGCGCTGTCCATGTTCGAGCAGGGCGAGGATGCGCCGGTCGAAGATATGGAGCTGCTCGACATGGAGAAATGGCTGAAGGTCAACGACCCCATGCCCGCGCCGAGCACCGGCGACATGCAGCTTGCTTTCGACCGCGCCGACCGCGTGCGCAGGTTGCTGGCGGGTTGAACCGGAACGAGGTATCATCGCTGCCATGCAAGAAGCATACCCCTTCAACAACACGCGCGATTGGCGCGAGCGCGGCTTCCACCTGCGGACGCCGCCGGTGGTCATCGTCTGCTATGACCCTGCCGGGTCGGGTAAGGACCGCGACGCCATCGTGATGATGAACCGCGAAGAGCATCAGAAGGGTGAGCCCCACGACCCGGACTTCGCCGTCGCCATCAAGTTCCGGGTGCTGGCAGCACAACGGCTTCCGCCGCAGCTGGAGTTCCCCGAGAAGCTGTCGCGCCTGTTGAGCATCCACCGCCAGCTGCTGCAATGGCAGAACATAGGGCGGTCCTTCAGCCACTTCTTCACGATTGAAAGCAACGGTGTAGGGTGGGGTCTGTCTTCATCGCTGCGTACCAACATCGGCCCGCAGGTCATCAGCTACACCACGGTCGGAGCGGTCAGCGACAAGCCGTATTCTGGCGGGCAGATCTCGATGCCGCGCCTCGCCGCGCTCGATCACACCCGGGTGCTGCTGGAGACTGGCCACCTGAAGATGAACGACGCCGCATTGGGTGGCGCAGACCTCGCATCCGAGATGTCCAGCTTCGTCTGGCGCTCGCCGGGGCGGCCCGAGGCCATGGAGGGCCAGCATGACGATCTGGTCATGGCCTTGACAGGTGGCTGCTGGATCGGCACCAAGATCATCTCCCCGGTGCTGAAAGCTAGGGTCTATCATATTCCGCAGCGCAGGAGCGCCTGACCATGCCCGACGGGAACATCCAGCTCAGCACCGATGCCGCGACCGGGGATATGATCTACGAGTACCCGGACACCGCGACGACGTCAGTCGCGGCCGGGGAACAGGACCACTTCGGCAACCTGTCGATGTCGCTGGAGAAGCGCACCATCGACAGCCTCTGCGACACGCTGACCGAGCTGGTCACCTATGACGAGGATGGCCGCAGAGGCTGGATGGACATCGGCAAGGATGCCTACAACCTGCTGGGCGTCGGGCCGGAGAGCGATCCAGACAACGCCGATGACCCCAACGCCGACACGTCCGACCACCCGCTGATGCTGACGGCGCTGACCCGCTTCCAGTCCAAGGCATATGCCGCGCTGCTGCCGTCCGGCGACCGCGCCGTGCGCGCCGAGCCTGCGGTCTATCTCGACGACATCGAAGACCCCAAGGAGCGCGAGAAGGTCCAGCAGGACTGCGCCGAGGCTGGTGCCCGCGTCGAACGCTTCTACACCTATTACCTGTTCGAGCGGCTCGACACCTACGAGACCGACACCGATCAGATCCTGCACGACTGCGGGATGATGGGCGTCGGCATCCGCAAGATCTTCACCGACCGGTCCCGCAAGAACACCCCGGTGCGGCCGGTGCTGGTCAATCTTTCGGACCTCATCATCTCGTATGATGCATCCAGCTTCACCAGCGGGCGCATCACCCATCGGATCAAGATGCCGACCAGCGAGCTGATCCGCATGATCCAATCCGGTCAGTACCGCAACGTCGGCAACCTGATCCCGGAACACAACTCGAAGACCGATCTGGAGCGCGAGATCGACCGCGTCAACGGGCTGTTGAGCGGAGACCTCCGCGACGACGAGACCCACACGCTCTACGAGATCCATTGTGACCTGCGCCTGACCGAGGACCGCCACCCGATGGGTCTGGCCCGGCCGTATATCGTCACGGTGCACGCCGCCTCGCGAGAGGTTCTGGCCATCGTCCGCAACTGGGAACCGGATGACCCCGACGAAGACCGCATCGAGCACTTCGTCGCCTATCCGTTCAGCCCGGGCAAGTCGGCCACCACGCCGATGGGCCTCGGCCACCTGCTGTCGAACATCACCCGCGCGCTGCGCGACGCCCAGCGCGCCGGGCTTGATGCGGGCTACCTGCAGAACCACCCGTCAGGGTTCAAGCTGGCCAGCTTCAAGCTGCGCGACGACAGCTCGAAGATCCGCTCCGGCGAGTTCGTCGATGTCGACAGCCCGACCGACGACATCCGCAAGGCCATCCAGCTGCACCCGTTCCAAGGTCCGAGCCCCGGGCTGATGGCGCTGGCCGAGAAGATGGAAGCCAACGGCAAGGAGCTGGGTGGCATCGCGTCCATCGACTTCGCCCAGCTGATGAAGGCGGGCGTCGCCGCAGGTCCGGCCATGGCGGCCTATGAGGAGAGCGCGACCTTCCAGACCGCGATCCACCGCCGCCTGTACAAGGCGATGTCGACCGAGCTGCGGATGATCCATGCCCGCATGCGCCAGATCCACGGCAACGCCCCGGTACTGTTCGGCACCAATGGGGTGCTGCGGCCGGGCGACTTGACCAAGGTCAACATCCTGCCCGCGATGAAACCGGGTGAGATCAGCAAGCAGAAGACGCTGCTGGAAGCTCAGGCGCTGTGGGATATGTCCAAGCAGATGCCGGATATCATCTCGCCGCGCAAGGCAGCGATGAAGATGCTGCGCGCTCTGGGCGAGCCGAACATCGACGACATCCTCGTGCCGGACCCGGAGGAAAACCCGCCGGAGCCCGCCGAATATGGCATGGTCCTGCAGGGGCAGCCGGTCAAGGCCGGGATGAGCCAGAACCATCAGGCCCACATCGACAGCCACTCGGCCCAGATGAAGATGCTGCTGACCAGCCAGCTTCCGGTCGAGAAGGGCGAGGCCGCCATGGCTGCGCTCGCTGCGCATATCGCGGAGCACATGGCCCAGCAGGTCGTCGTCGAGGTCTCCATGCGCGTCGGCATCCCGCCCGAGCAGTTTGCACAAGGCATCCCGCCCCAGCTGGAGGCGATGATTGCACCGCAGATCGCGAAGGCCATCCAGCAGATCGAGCAGGAGCGCGCCCCGGCCGAAGGCGACGGCGGCGAGAAGATCGCGGTCGAGCAGATCAAGCAGCAAGGCAAACAGGTTGAGCTGACGCTGAAGGCGCGGCATGATCGCGAGATGGCCGACCTGAAACATCGTCAGGCGCTGGAGCTGCAGACGCAGAAGGATGACGCGCAGATGAAGCGCGAAGAGGCCGATAACGAGGCCGCGCTGGAGATCGCCGCCATGAAAGGCGGCACTGCCAGCAACGCCCAAGCTGGAGCCCGAGCCAACGCTGGCGCTGGGGCTGGAGCCAAGTCCGTAGCCAGCGCAGGATCGGGAGAGACCAAATGAACCCGCGAGACCCTTTTACGTGGGGCTATGTGCCCCCGGCCGACGACGCCGTCAGCGCGCCCGAACCGGTCGAGCCTGAGCCGGTCGAGCCTGAGCCGGTCGAGCCTGAGCCGGTCGAGCCTGAGCCGGTCGAGCCTGAGCCGGTCGAGCCTGAGCCGGTCGAGCCTGAGCCGGTCGCGGAACCCGCCGCTTGGGTCGACGCCCGCACCCATGCTGCCGTTGACGAGGCAGTGCCGGATGGTGTCGAACTGCCCGAGGACTGGGATGGCATGACCATCGCAGACAAGAAGGCGTGGCTGGGCGACAACGCATGAGCCAGCGTACCGTCGCCCTGCTCAACGACGTCACCGAAGCTGAGGTTGCGCGAGCAATGATCCAGCAGGTGGATCAAAAACTGCGCGCCGCTGAGCAGACGCTGACGCATACGCAGCTTGATCGAGAGATCTACCTCACCACGATCAGTCGTGCTACTGTCTTGCGTGAGATACTGGCAGCTCAGACCGAGCTGTATCGCCGCGCTTTCGAGCGCTAACCGAAACCGAGAAAGGACAGAGCCCTTGTCATCTCCTCTCGTACTACCCGGCCACATGGCCGCAGCGTTGGCCAAGGAGGCTTC